CATCTTACGTTTGCATTCGGCCCTTGAATGCTACCGGAATCAATCCTTACTACACACCAGGGACACTTGAATATAGCTTCCTCTGCCTCTTCCTCCACATATGCTATGGACTCCTCTTCTACAGTTTCATTGCTTGCGGATGGAATCGGCAGAGCCTGTTCAAAGACCTGAAGAGGGATTCTTTCTGCCTTTCTTGGCTGCTTGAAGGTCATTCCTGCTGTTATCCTGCGTATCTCTTCTGCCAGAGACATCTGCAGGAAAGCCGGAACCCTTCCTCTTGTATTCATTTCCATTTATCGCCCTCCCAGTGCCTTCGCAAGCGCCTTTTGCACCTGCTCATTGAGCCTTTCGCTGATCTTTGGTGCTACTTCCGGATAAACCTTTTCATTTCTGACCATGGCTCTATCGGTCGAACCTAAAATCTGACGGAGCTTATCCTTGCCACTAGCCGTTTTCTGTCCGGTACGAATAAACATTCCTTTTCTTCCGGATCCCATTGTGGCGATAAACGCTCCCCTATAGGCTGTCATTCCGCCCGATCTCCACTGAGATGACCGGACGTTGTAGGACTTCTGCTTTCCCAGATACCTGTATCCGTTTCCTATCTTCCTAACTCTCACATTTTGCGACGTGAACACTGTAGGAGTCGATTCCGGTTCTGCCCGGAACTTAAGGATGCTGGGCACTCTTTGCTGGTTTCCGAAATCAACCTCTGCACCGAGATCTCCTACTGTTGCTTTTTTGATGATGGCTCTTTCGTAGATACCATCAGACTGAGGCGATGCGTACACGCGTTTTGCTTTTTTTGAAAGCTCCCGTCTTGCATACTTGGCTGTTTCGTTTACGGCTTTCTTGAATACAGACTCCTCGGACTTTCCGGATATATTTTTAAGCCTTGAAATAACGTCATTTACAGCGCTTTCATTCAGGCTGAATCTGATATTTACACTCATGATGTGAGAGCTCCTAACGTGATGGAGTAGACCGCTCCTTCGTCAACCGCATCCTCGACGCGGTACTTCTTTCCGTCGAAGTCCATCATTCTTCCTACGGCCGGGAGCTTCCCGATATCGGCTCTCGAGACATAAAAAAGGAGCTGTCTTTCGAAGATTCCCTGGACTCGTCCTGAGTCTGCCTGCTTCTTTGACCGCTCAATGATCTCAGCGTTGTCAACGATGACATTCATGATCTTTCCGTCTACGGTGTGGTTTTCACCGAATTCCGAAGGATTCATGAACACATTTCCGATATCTTTGAATAACTGCTCCTTAAATCCCATTACTTTCTCTTTCTTACCGGATTGTCCGGTATCTGCCCTACGAGGTTATCGTCAGATTCGAGATTTCCTGCCGCCTTTCCTTCCAGTCCCGACTTTGCGGACCTTCTTTTGGCTTTAGGCGGTTTTTTCACCGGCTCTTTTACCTCGTATGCAGAATCACATTCTATCCACTTACTCTTCTCCTCAGAGTCTTCCGGGAGCTCATCCCCCGGAAGATACTGATGGTTATGATAAAAGATCGTTGATTTCGCTATCAACATAGGCTCATCCGATCTTGACAGCGACCGTGCTGTCACCTGCTGCTGCAGCTGATGCAACATATCCCGCTGCAGGGTAGTAGGTTGGTGTTTCCTCACCATTATTGTCTGCCTCTGTGATGCCGTCACCGTCCCAGTAAACAGCCTCACCGAGTGTGAGGGCATTGGAGCTTGACTTAGGCATCTCAAATACTCCCGCAACGTGTACGCTTCCGACCTCGCCATCCGGGATATCGGTGCCGATGACACCGATTCTTCCTGCCTTTCCGGCTGTCAGAACTACGACTGTTCCTGCATCAATCTTTTCACCAGATGCATTAGGGTAATCGAGGGCTTCACCTCTCTGAAGATAACTTGCTGACATATTCATTCTCCTTTCTCATCAGATGCTGAGAGCAACACCCGGGTTCTTTACGATACCGCGGAAATCACGTACCCAGATACCTGCATCGATATAAACATCCCATACAAATCCAAGGGTGCCTGCTGCCTCCATACGTCTTACTGTAGGAGTCTTCTTACCATTCAGGTAATCAACACCGACAGATGGAGCTGAAAGAGGATCTGCAACCATGAACCAAGGGATTGCATTTGCGCCTGCCATCGCATTGAGCTGTGGTGACTCAATAACGTCAAGAGGATAGCTCAGGTTCGCAAGAGCATTTTTGTCGTTATTGTTTGTACCCGGAGTCTGAGCGGAATGCAGGATCGTATAAAGATCAAAACCGTATCCAACAGGAACAACGATGTGTCTCGGTGTTACATAGATAGGCTCTCCGAACTGGTCCTTCTGAAGCTGCATGGTGAGGATCATCTTCTGAAGGGATGCAACTGACGGAGCTGTTCCCTGTGCGATAACGTTATTGTGATCTGCATGGAAAAGGGTCTTTCCGTCAAAGATCTTCTTGTTATCGAAGATGGTCTTATAAACAAGCTTATCGATAGTCTTCTTTGCCTTTACTGCATAAAGACCGGGCATGCGTGTGACAAGGCCGATATCATCGTTGATGAATGCCTGTCTTGTCATTGTGAATTGCTTGCCATAGGTCTTGAGTCTTGATGTAGGAAGAAGCTCTGTGTCAATCTTTGAATTCTTAAGTTCTCCGTTCTCAGGAACCTCATCGAAGTCACCAACAGAGTTGATAACGTACTCATGGTCCTTAGTCTCCTTGAAGTCGCTCTTTGAGCCTTCTGTCACCCAGAGCTGGAAAGTTGTAGGTGCATGCTGATACATCTCAACTACTGACTTATTTACTGCTGCATCCATGATCGCAGGAAATGCAGATGTTGGATTGAAAGCCTGTCTTGTGAGCTCATTGAAGACCTCATCAGAAGACATTGAGCGTACTCTCAGTGAATCCATACCGGATCTGATAAGACACTCCTGCCCAAGAGAACGAAGGTCCATGTTGCGGAAGGACTCAGCGCCTTCAGCGGCGTTCTCTACAGCAACACCGGATCTCATTGCAAGTCCGTCGGCTGCTGCCGCTCTGAACTTATCGCCCTCATCCTGTGTCACTCTTGCGCCTATAGGTGCGTGTGTCCTCTTAAGTTCCTCAAGGACTGCTGCTCTTGTCTGCTCAATGGTGGAACCATTATTCACATACTGAGTCGCATCAATTCCGAATGATCTGCAGAGTTCTGTGACCTCTGCAACCCTCTGTCTCTCTGCTGCTACAGCTCTCTGGGCTGCTTCGCTGTCATCAGGACGTGCACCGGAGCCGTTATCGTCTCCACCGAGATTTCTCTGCCCCATGTTAGGGTTGTTATTCTCAGGTGCTCCCATAGCATCAAGCTGTCTCTGGCATTCATCGAACTGAGCCTGCTCCTCCGGTGTCAGATCTCGCTGCTCAGCCGATGCTGCATTGAGAAGTTCCTGCTGTCTTGCAAGTAACTGTTCTCTAGTCATTTTCTTTTTCCTCCGTTTGAAAAAATATTTTGATTGTATTGAAATTGCCGGCTGAAGTAGCCTAGCGATCTCCCTGTATTACCCTGTTCCTCTTCGGAACGTCCTACTCCGACTGTCGTATCAGCCGGAACGGAAACGATGGATATCTCAAACGGTATCCACTTCTTGGCCACGGATGCCGGGCCTGTGAATCTTCCGTCTGACGATTTCTTGTTTGCGGCTATATCTTCCCAGATATCTACCGTATAGCCTACGGATACGCCCTTGAGCGAACCGCCTTTGACCTTCTGGTAGATGATATCCGACTCAGGATCCTCGTCAAACTGTACCTTTGCTATACCTCTGTTGTCCTTAATTGACACGTCCAGTGGCTTTCCGATGACCTTGTCCCGGTTATGATTGAACAGGACGCATCCCAACTCCTGAAGCCTTGTCAGGTCTACACAACCCTCTGAGTGATCGAGTATCTCTGTGCCCCACCATCTCTGATAAGGCTCCTCAGAACTGAAAGAAAGTTCCACGATTCTGTTTTCCTCGTCCACCGCCCGGGTGGTTATGGCAAACGTTCGTTCAAGGCGCTGTTTCTTTTCTTTCTCCTTACTTCGCGTTTCCACTGATTATCCCTCCTACTACTACACCTTTTTGTTCGGCATACTCCTGAATCTCCGCCATTTCATCGATCTGCTCCTTCCAGTCTCTGCCGTTCTCGGATGCAAGTTCTGCAAATGTCTTTTCACCGGTCTGAAGCGCTGTCTTGTTAGCATTCGCCTCCTTGGCCGGATCAATCCACTTCTTGGGAGCCTTTATCCATTTATGTTCAAGATATGTCTCTTTGTCTGACCAAAAGTTCCTGATCTGAACCTTTCCGGACAACACGCAGGATATGACGAACGTCTCATAAATCTCATCCAGAGCATCCGTGAGCATCTCGATGTCTTCCTGGTATGTCATCTCGTCCTCGATTATTCCCTGCCTTGCAGACGAATAATTCGATTCCGACATATCTCTTGATACAGTTTCGTATGAGAGTCCCTGTCCGGAACCCGTCATGCGCATCTGCTGCTTGATGAACTGAGTCGCATCGGTAGCGGCTCCTGCAGGTATAACTGTTTCAACATCATCCCCCGGCTGAAGGTACTGGATCATACCCGGAGTGAGCATCTTGCCCTGATATCTTTCTCCGTTCCCACCGTCCGATGGATTTGATCGTCCTAAGGACTGCGGTACCGCGCGCTTGATGAATACCGACAGACATGCAAGCACACGCTCTTTCACTGATACCGACTGTATAAACTCATTTATGTCCCTTATCCTTGTGATGGTCGGTGACATATCGGACATCTCACGTATCTGCGAAGGCCTGCGTTTCGAATACATAAAGATAACGTCCTTTGCTTCCACGAATTCCGTGTTCTCCACCGTAAAACCATCTGTCGAGTATCTCCGGAAGTAGTACCCTACCGGCTTGTTCCATGGGTTGTACTCGATGCCGCCTACGACTTTGTTCCCCTTCTGTGACGGTTCCGTTGCCAGTGTATCCAGCTCATCAACTTCAAGCGCCTGAAGCTGGAATGGTATGAACCCATCGCTCGTATAACGTTTCAGGAGGATGATGCCGCCATCGATTTTCTTTCTTTCGATGCACATGCGGAGCATCTGGTCGAGGTTCTGCGTCCCAGTAACATCACAATTCCGCTTTTTGCACCATTTGAGCCATGCCTTTTCAAGACTTGTGCTTATCTCTCCATCACCCGTCATAGCTCTTAAGCGATATCCCCGACCGAACACATTACGTTTATAGGCTCCTATGACGGAGTTCATAACATCCGAATTCTTCTCCAGATCTCTCGCTCTTGCTCTTACGATGTCTCTGTTCCATGAGTCCTCTACTTCTGCGGACTCGTTGAAAACTCTCCAGTTCTGATTCTGCTTGGAATAAGTTCCGGCATCATAAGCTTTCTGGAGCTGCAGAGCGCTTCTGTACGCCGCCCTTTTATATCCTGCTTCCGGAGATATCCATCCGATCACATTGTCTAACCAATTCGCCATAGCTTATCTCCCATCAAATATTCCTACGTAAGTATCGCCGAACAGATCAGAACGTTCCTGTACTGCCTCGGCTTCAAGCTCCCTTTTCATAGCTCTGAGCTGTGCCAGATCTGCTCTTGTCAGCGACCTCGAACCTATCTTGTAACTCTGCCCTCCGATAAGGATCGAGGAGATAGCTTCATTCACGGTTTTTAACTGTTCCTGT